GAATTTAGCGAGCGGGACATTGTCAGATCTGACTTCGTCAAGCAATACATTATTCAAAAGAGCCGACTTGGCTTCACCTAAGCAATTTAATATTGTTGGGTATAATGAAACCAAGGTAGGCTTCTTAAAACAAATAAACGAGGATGGGTCACGCAAGTACGTGACACCATCCGGTAACAGATACCCTTCTATTACTTCGGTAATGAGCTGGCAATCCGCTAAAGGTATTGCTGAATGGCGCGCAAGAGTGGGTGCTGAAGAAGCAAATAGAATTAGCAAACAAGCTACTCGCCGCGGCACTGCATTACATGGTATTTGTGAGAACTATCTTCGTAATGAAGAAGTGCTTGGCGAGAACGTGACACCTGATGTTATGGGTATGTTTAAGTCCATCAAGTACATTCTAGATGGTAGTATTGATAATATTCACTGCATTGAAACGAGACTATACTCTGATTATATTGGAGTAGCAGGTACAGTTGACTGTATTGCAGAGTTCGATGGTAAGATGAGTGTCATCGATTTTAAAACATCTCGAAAAATAAAAGAGAAAAAATATATTTCTCATTACTTTATGCAGACAGCTGGTTATGCTATTATGTACGAAGAGCTACTTGGTATTCCAGTACCTCAGACTGTTATTATTATGGTAAGTGAGGATGATGAAATGGTATTTGTTGAGAAAAGAGATAATTATGCCAAGCAGCTTATTAATCTAGTTAATGAGTATAAATTAATAAACGGTTAAGGGGGTGTAAACAGGATCGACGGGACTAAGTGTTACCGGACGCCGGGGCAGTGCCGGCACACTCCATTTTGCTATATACTGTACATGCCAACGACAATTGGAATAATGACTATCGCATAGCGGCGTAGTCGGGGCTAGCCGGGGCCTTGCAACAGAACCCGGCACTTTATTCAGGAAAGAAAAATGAATCGTAGACCATTACATTTTGTAAACCGTGAAAAAGAATACGATCTCATAACTAAATTAATAACAATAATAGACAATAGAGCATTTGATCCTAAAGACACAGCTGTCTTAATGGTATCACCAGACTACTCCGCAACAGTAGCAATGCATTTATGTCATGCGTGGTCTCGAGATGGTGAATTGATTAGACCCATAGCAGTTGACGTAACTTTTCCGGACGAAGATCCAGCGCCTTTTATTGAGAGATTAAGATCTCAAAAATCAGATATCACTCGCTATAAAAAACTAATATTAGTTGAAGCTGGTATTATTAGAGGTGGTAACTGGGCTTGGATTCTAGATACTTTGATAAATGATTTTAATTACAAGAGAGAAGATCTTACTCTCGTTACTCTTCTAGAGAACATTCACTCTAAAGTTAAATCTGATTATGTTGGTGAATACTACGATAATGACAAAGACGATTTAACTTTCTATTACGAACGTTTTAATAAGCACTGGCCCGTGAATTAGCATTGCCTTTTTACCTCTCATTAGATATAATTGCATATAATATTAAGAGAGTATGTAATGATCAAAATTAAAACATCTAATACGGTACTTCGCGAAATCGAAACTATCGCATATGATAAGCGCATCTCGTATATTGATGCTGCTCTTTACTACTGCGAGAAGAATAATCTTGAACCGGATATGGTTGGTGATATTATTCGTGCTTCACCTATCTTCAAGCAGAAGGTACAGATTGAAGCAGAGAAGTTAAACTTCCTACCTAAGGTAGCACGTCTTCCTATCTAACATGACACCTTTTGATGCTTATACAAAGTATCTTGCTTTAAAGAATCACTTTACCAGCGACTATGACTATTTTCAGTATGGCGGTAAAGTATCTGCTAGGCAAGATGCGTTTGAAAGGCGCCGAGACAAATATCAGTTCTATAAGCTTTCCAAGAAGAAAGATGTAGAAGGATTTTTGATCGCTAATTTTATTGATGATAATTCCAACAAATGGATAGGTGATCTAAACGATAAGGAATCAGAGGACGTCTATAATAAATGGAAAGGTCGTCAGGAATCCATAACTTATCTCTATAAGAACGATCTTGATAAAATGGATAATGATCTCGATCTAAATCTCAAAGTTATTGACGGGCAGTATCCTAAGCTACTGCAACTCTATCAGTTCGGAACTGTAAGTATCGAAACACTTGTGATACTTAATAAGGTAGTAAATTACATTCCACACTGGACTAAAAACATCACTGATCATATAATCTGGCCAGAGCATAGACGGAGGATACTAAAGTATGAACCATTCGTAAAATTTGATCCTTTTAGGATGAAGAAACTAACTCTTGAACGCTTTACTGCATAAATAGGATATATTATGCATACAGTGAACAAGAATGACACACGCAATACACAACATACGATTTATACGGAGAAAAAATATAATGTCAAATACATTCGCATCACTAAAGCGTGACCGTGCAGACGCACTAAACAAGCTCACGCAAGAACTTTCCAAGCAAAATCAAAATCAGGCTAATACTAATTCAGGCGCGGATACTCGCTTCTGGAAGCCTACTGTTGATAAGGCTGGTAATGGTCAAGCCATTATTCGCTTTCTTCCCGCACCTGCTAATGAAGATGTACCTTTTATTCGCATCTGGGATCATGGTTTCCAAGGCCCCGGTGGTTGGTTTATCGAGAAGTCATTAACAACTCTTGGTGAAAAAGATCCAGTATCTGAACTCAATACTCGTCTTTGGAATTCAGGTGTTGAAGCAGATAAGGAACAGGTTCGTAAGCAGAAGCGCCGTCTTCACTACGTATCTAATATCTACGTTGTTAAGGATCAAGCCAATCCCGATAATGAAGGTAAGGTATTTCTTTTCCAGTACGGTAAGAAGATCTTCGACAAGATTACAGACGCAATGAATCCTGAGTTCGAAGGCGAAGAAAAGATTAATGCTTTCGACTTTTGGGAAGGTGCACATTTCCGCTTGCGTATTCGTCAGGTAGATGGTTATCGTAATTACGATAAGTCTGATTTCGATAATAAGCGTCCACTAGCATCCGATGAAGAGATGGAAGCTATTTGGAAGAAGCAACATTCACTAAGTGAGTTTCTCGATCGTAAGAACTTTAAGACTTATGATGAGTTGAAGGCTCGTTTGGATAAGGCTCTTGGTCTTACTAATCAGGCATCTCAGCCACGTACACAACGTGCTGCTGATGTATCCCCTCCTTGGGATGAAGCACCTGCTCAGCAGGCGAGTTCTGATGAAGACGAAGATATGAGCTTTTTCAAGAAGCTAGCTTCTGACGATTAATTAGCGAGTAGCCGCAGGCGACGCTATGTCACTAGGCCTTTCCGGGTGACTAGCGCGCCTCAATGCATTTGAAGCTCGACGACTTCCTCCTCCGCTGGTTTGCGGGGGAGTACTTTGAGCCGGCGCCGGAGATTGTGCCGGAGCTCCGGGCGGTACTACTACTACAGTAGGCTGACCAGCACCAGCAGTAATTTGCGAAGCTCTATTATCTTCACTAGGAGCTAATCCTAACCCAGCATTATCAGGCTCTAATGAACCTGCAGGCTCAGGTGGTGCTTCAGGAGCAGGACTTTGTGTTCCAGTTGCTGCAGTAACAGGTACTCTTCTATTTCCAGTAAGAATTAATTCTACAGCTTGACCTTCAGCATTTAATACGCCACCTCTAAGAGTTCTATACTGACCCATAGCTCGAGCAGCATCTTCTATTGCTTTAACTCCTTCAGGGTTTGTACGTCTAGCTTGATTTGTAGCAGCTGTACCAGCTAGGTTTATTTCTTGTCGGTAGTTCTCGCGAGCTCTTTCTGCCCCCTGCATAAAAGACATCTCTTGATCCATGTCACTGCCAGGAATGGCTCTTTCTGCGCTACGCATGAAATCCATTTCAGCATCTATAGCGCTACCAGGTGCACCTGATCTAGAAGCTTCTCTTTGAGAGCGCTCTTGTAGATAAGTAGCAGCTTCACTAGGTACTGTAACTCTACCACCAGCACCTAGCCCTTTTTGTTCAGCTTCTCTAAGAGCTTTATCAGCAGCTTCTCGTTGTGCTTTTTGCTCTTCCGTTTCACCTGCTTCAGACCTTGATAGGGTATCTTGTATACCACCTAATTGTTCGTTACTAGTTTCATACTCAGCTGCCATATTACGAGCTACTACTCTACCCGGACCTCCAGCACCAACTTTTTCACGATTAGAGAGAGAATCTACCCCAGCTCCTGCTTGAGCATTTGCAGCTGCTTGTATTCGCTTTCTCTCCTCCGGAGACATTTGAAGTGCGCGGTATATGGCTGTTCCTATAACTGCTAGCGCTCCTCCACCCACTACTGCTGCTAATCCAGGGCCAGAAAACACCGCACCTAAACCAGTTCTTAACACCGTACCTAATCCAGGCACTAAGCTACCGAAAGCGCGTGAAAATGAAGGTAGTATACCAGCGATAGCTTTTGCTATAGCGTCAGCTATGTTTTTTAACATATCACCTGCGCTCTCTAAAAGAGTAGGAGCTTTTTTCTTATCTTTCTCACCAGTAGGGTCGTTAGTATTACTATTTACTAAAGTATCTACTAACCTCTCAATCTTCATTACTGAATTTTTGAGATCACTCATATCCTTAACGAGCTTACTTCTATCAGCTCTCTCACCCGTCAAGGTTTTTTCTATTTGTTTATTTGCGTCTTTAGACTCTGATATATCTTTAGCTACTTGAGCTGTTTCTCTTGCGTTGCGACCTCTTATAGTACTGCTAGTCGATGGTTCGTTGCCAGTATATTCTACGTTTTCAGTATAACCTAAATTTCTACCACCAGCAGGAAACATCCTTGCTACGTCTCTATACGCACCACCTGTACCAAAAAGAGCTCCAGCAACGTTTCTAGCAACAAAGCCGCCCAAACGTCTAGACATAGAATCTTGTACAGGTGTAGTAGTTACTGTTCTAGAGTAATTACCATTATCACTAATAGGTTGTTCTTGCTGCTCTTGTTGATTATTTTGTTGCTGCTCAGCATTCCACTCTAGTACAGCTTCAATTACATCATCATTAATGTAACCACCACCGGGGTTGACTTCTTTTGTACCTCTAGTATTTCTAATTACAGTTCCAGCTTTATAGATCGGCCTATTACCAGTGCCTGGGAGCTGTTTCTTGATACTATCTGACATTAGTTATTATTCTTTTTGCTTTCTAGATAATTAATCAATAACCCAATGTAGATATCACGTTCATAAACTATTAAATTTTCTATTTCGGATATCGAATATTTATGATGCTGAGCCAGTGCAAAGATATTAGCATAATAATACTGTAATTCAGTATGACTCAGCATTACTAAAAAAAATCTTCTAACCGTGTCAATTCAATATTGACATCCTCTCCCTTTGAGTTTTTAAATGTGGTCTTATACTCTAATCTGGGTAAATTCTTGAAGATATTTTCCATCTTATTAAAATTATCTAGACTCAAACTATCGATAAATTCTTCTACTTCTTCGACACTATAATCTTGTAATCTATAGATACTCTCATTATCAAAAATGTAATCAATGCAATTTTTAATAATATCAATACCTACAGTAGCTTCATCTTTTTTAGTATCGATTCGCTGCGAAATTTCAAGATTTGGCAATCTCAATACCATGCCTAAATTATCACCCAGCATAATCTTAGGATTAAAACTCTCATAGTTTACAATTTTAATATCGTCAATATCGATAACAACATCATGTGTTATTTTCTTATCATACGTATCGTAGTACTTCAAAGTAATAACATTACTAATAGATCTTGCTCTCAAATTAACAAAAATATACTCAAATTCAACCATAGGTAAATCTAGAACATCTATATCTTCACTTAAAATGCAGTTGTTAATAACCGAAACAACATTATTTACAATATCTCTAATATCCTTACTTTCCTTAGCTAGGAGAAGCATTTTTTCTTCTTTAACTAGCATAGGCCTATACTTTATGATTTTTTTAGATATAGGTAGTAATAGCGAGAATATAGGTTGTTGAATCTTTGGTAGCATACTAATTCACCTCAATTAAATTATTAATTAGAAAAATACCTTACTACAGATGATGCGTTAGTAACAGTATTAAGTATATCAGCTACACCAGTAGGACGTCTCAGTATACTACTTAAAGTAGTAGCTGATGTACCTAGCATAATGAGCGCGTTACCCAGTGATAGATTGCGCAAAGAATTTCTATCAATAGTGGCGGGCGTTAGGTAGTTTGACGTCCATGATTTATAAGCTATAGAAACATCTAACATAGCTAACTGATTATTTGAATTCCAATCTAAGGTTACTTGACCTATATTTGCAGGAAAAGCATCATGCAACTTTACATGTAATACTCTTGCAGATGCAGAATCAAAAACGTAAATATCAATAGTAGTAGCGTACTCTTCCATATAAGATACTTCACCGTAGAACGCACCAGCTGTTGATCTAGTACCGGTAGCATCCACATCGAAGTTAACTATTTTTTGTATCCACTTAGTAAAGAAGTCGAGAGCTACACTTTGATTATCCATGTAGTATTTCATAATAATATTATCAAAGGTGGGCCGTATCGGTCTAGGCTGTGATACACCATATCCATAATGAGGTACAGCGGCTGTAGCTATAGTCATACCAGGTATAGCTGACCCGGAACAAAGAAAGGGTAGAATTTTACCAAAATTATTAAATTCTCTTGTCTCACTTGTAGCGCTACGTAGCCATTTTGGTGGTGTTATATAAACCATAAAATGAGAAGGATCTATAAAACCTGATAATTTAGAAGTAGTAGAAATAAATCTTTTAAGATCAAAACCTTCTGGTGATCGCGGATTTCTCCCACTATTAAAACTATTAAGAACACCACCTATTTGAGTAAGTAGCGCACCACCTACTGCAACTCTATTACGTGAATTTAAACTACTACTATAAGTTCCTTGAGCGGTACCTATAATACCAGCTACCGCGCCTGCGCGCGTTAAATTTTGAGTCGATAGGATATCTGAAATAGTTTGCGACATTAAGTAAACCCATGGATAAAATATATTTATGCTAGAATTTAATACCTAGCTCTTTTTCTGTTAGTATAAGAAATTTCCATTTTCTATCTAAACAGAACTGATAGGCAGCTTTCCATTTAGCCTCATTTATTGAATATGTTATTGCTTCAGATACGAACTGTTTTTTCTTTTTGCCTTTGAGTATTGGTTCTCGTGTTTGCTTACTGGGTTTGATTTCAACCATCAAAACATCTAATGTATTATCTTTATTTTTCTTTTTAACTATAAAGTCAGGAAAATATCTATGCATTCTCTTATCAACTGGACTGATATAGGGTATGCTAAGCTCCTCACTAGCCCATGAAATCACGTCTGGATGTTCATCTAAATACCTCATAAACTTAAACTCCCAAAGTGACCGATAAATAATATTACTACTATCACCAAGATATTTCTGGGGATTTTTAGGTTTAAACATACCTTTATAAGAAGAAGCCATAATGCCTGTTACCCGCACTGCAAGATCGATAATGGAAGAGGCGAGATCTAGAACATCCGGGTCACTCAATATATTAAGATACCCGGCAGATCTAGAAGCTGTGCCTCATAAGATGTTAATAAATGTACGTAGCAGATCAAGAGGTGGTGCAGGCGCTATTACTACGACAGTAGGCGGAAATACTAAAGCCGCCATTGCATTACCTATACCATCCAATATAACTGAATACTATAGTGCTAATTATGAAAAAAGTGATTTAGGTATAATAGGAGAAACCGTAGCAAATGCAGCAAGTGCAGCAGTAAGTGGGGGTGTACCCTCGCTACGTGAATTTCCAGGTAGAGTGATGGGTTCTCTAGATGCAGCTGCAAGCACTCTTGGTGGAAACACTTTAGAGATACTAGGAAATTTACTTGGAGGTGCCTTATTTACTGGGGCTGTTAATCTCACAACAAGAGCATCTCAATATATTGGTCAAGATACAAATGCTTTAAGAGCTTTTCAATCAGGTACAGGTCTTATTTTCAACCCTCACCAGACAGCCGTATTTACAGGTGTCAATCTTAGAGATATGAAATATAATTGGGAGCTCTTAGCACCAAAGACTGAGCAAGAAAGTAGAAATATAGAGGACATAGTAAGAACATTGAGGAATGCTATGTTACCTAAAATCAGCAGTAATAGATTATTTCTTGAATTTCCTGATGAAGTAGAATATAAATTTTTGGGTAGTGCACCAGGATTTGATATGCCTACCACTCCTTGTGTTATTACTAACGTCTCTCTTAATAGATCACCTCGTGGACCTGCGTTCTTTGCAAAAACAGGCGCACCTGCGTTCTACTCACTCACACTATCATTAATGGAAATCAAAACACTCACTAGAGATGATTTTATTCAAAATACAACACCTCCACCTACTCCAAGTAACCCCACTCCAGTACCAGCGCCTACCAATCAACCTAGAAGACTTAACAGTAATCCAGGACAAATACAAATATATCCACCTCTGCCCCTATGAACATAATAGCCGCTAAGTAAAAAATATGTCACAAGAATATTTCGATAATTTTCCTCTCATTCAGTATAAAAATACTGCTGCTAGAAACTTACTAGTAAGAGTAGGTGTGAGAGAAAGTACAATAAAGCCTAATCTTTTGTTTATGCCCTTAACTGTTCAGCATGGTGAAAGACCTGATACGGTAGCTAACGATCTTTATAATATCAGTACTCTTGACTGGACAATAAGACTTATTAATAAACAAATCGACCCATATTTTGACTGGTATTTAACTACAGAACAGTTAGAGCAGTTTTTAAAGAAAAAATATGGCAGTTTGCAAGCCGCATATAGTACAATAGTTCACTATGAAAATGCAGATGGTATTATTATAAACGTTGAAACTTATAATTTAATGACAGGCGAAGAACAAAATAGTTATACTGCTGTTACTGCTAATGATTATGAAAATTCTATCAATGAAGTAAAAAGTAATATATTAGTTGCATCTCCTTTAGTAATAGATGAAATGTCAAATCAGCTAGAAAAGAAACTTAATGAGTAATACTCTATCTGATGTTAATCTTGATAATCCCAGAAGGATTATTCTAGATAAAATTGAAGCAGAAAAATTTGACGGGACAAAAAAACTAGACATAAGACCGCTAATGATTAGTGGTGCTTTAAGTGCAAGTTTATTTCATCCTACCATCTTCTCTAGAATAATGATAGGTGATACGCATAATCTACTAGATGGAAGAGATTTTGCCTTCACTGGTGAAGAATTTATTACGTTAAGTTTAAAACAGCAAGCCACCAGTAATACAAATCCAGAGAGCACTTTCTCTTATAAATTTATTGTTAATAATGTATCAGTTGAAAATCTTGTAGAAGATTCTTCTGGTTCAGCTTATGTACTCGAACTAGTTTCTGTTGACTCGTTTATCAATTCTGGCATGATGAAGAGCAGAGGTTATTCTAACACATCTACAAATATGGTTAAATCTATATTAGAAAATGAACTAAAAACGTCTATACCTATTTTAAATTTTGAAGATACAGTAGGTATTACACAATACGGTTTTACTGAAATCAAGCCATTTGAAAAAATAAATTTTATAACTAGTCAAGCATATAATAATAGAGAGTTCATTACATCTACTTTTAGCTTTTATGAAAACTTTAAAGGCTATAATTTTGAATCCTTCGAAAATATTATTCAACGCAACTTAGAAGCTAATACTACCCCTCTAACCTATTCCTATAAAACTACTCCTTTATCAGATAGAGAAGCATATAATACTATACTATCATATTCTATACCTTATAGATTTGATGCAAAAAGTAGATTATCATATGGTTTTTTTTCCTCTAAAGTTATTTCTTATAATCTTTTTGAAAAGAGACCAGAAACTCAAACAATATCACTACCCGAAAAACTAAAAGATAATAACACCAAGTTAAATGACAATACCGACACAAGAAGCACGACTGTATTTGCTGAAAAAGCAAAAGATATAGGAAGTCTAACTTACTTAATACCATACGCCCCACCACAAGCGTATAACTCTCCTGAAAGGGTAGATAATACTAATAACTCGCTACTATATGCAGGACCTTTTTCTGTTTTATTGGGCGAAAATACAGTTATGGTACGTATTAATGGCAATCTAAAACTAGACGTAAGTGATATTATCAACTTACAATTCCCAGACAATTTGCCCGTTACAAACCCTACAAAGAATATAGACAGAGATTTATCTGGTAATTATATAATTGCAGAAATATCACACGATATAATAAACACCGGTGCTAACTATGAATTTGAAACTAATATAACATGTATTAAAGAAAGCTCTCTACGAAACGTTAACTTCTATGATTCACAACTCACAACCGATAATGTTAATATTAGAGCCTTGCAATGATAACTAAATTTATGGGAACTCAGGGATTTACCTGGTTCGTAGGAAAAGTAGAAGACAATAATGACCCTGCTAGATTAGGTAGGATTAAGGTTAGATGTCATGGTTACCATACACCTGATAAAGGTGAGTTACTAACAGAGCACTTACCCTGGGCTACCGTTCTACAACCTACTAATAGCGCAGGTACTAAAGGTGGAGGAGTAGCTCCAGTAGGTATCCAAATAGGTACTGAAGTTGTAGGTTTTTTTGCGGATGGACCTGTCGCTCAATATCCGATTATATTTGGGGTATTGGGTGGAGTAAACAATACAGGCCCTCAAGGTACCCTACCAGAAGCTGCTTTAAGAGATAGACTTCAAAACCCTGATCCAGCCGAAGTAGCTGCTACTGATGTAACACCTGGTCAGTTAGGACTACTCACCCCAGCTCAGTTTCAAGAGTATAAAACTGTTCTAGGTCAAAGAGAATCCAATAGTAATTACTCTGCTGAAAATACTTTGGGTTATATCGGCAAATATCAGTTCGGTATACCTGCACTATATGAAGGTGGTTATGTTAACGTTAAGTCAGCAGGTCCAGGTAGAATGAAAGAAGTATTGAATAACAATACGACCTGGACTGGTAAGAACGGAGTATCGTCCAAACAAGCTTGGTTTAGTAACGGACCAGAACAAGAACGTGCTTGTGATGAATATACTACTAAAAACTACAGACAGTTAATTAGACAAGGAGTTTTAACTCCTGCATCCTCTCCTAGAGTTGTTTCAGGCTATCTCGCAGTAGCGCATCTACTCGGACCGGGAGGGGCATCCAGATATAAAACCACCGGAACAGGTACAGATGCTTATGGAGCTTCTGGCAATCAGTATTTTAGAATCGGGTATAATAGTATTACAGATAATCAACCAAAGGTAACATAATGGCTATTAATACTAGAGATCAAATCGCTCAGGAATTACCTAATTCTAATATTACAGTAGGTATTACTGATAATACTGCAGCAGATAGTGTATACAATTACGAACAAGATACAAACAGATTAGCTCGTGGTGAAACTGTAGGTACTGTAGTAGATGTTAAAGACGCTACAAGAAGGACTGCTATTCAAACAGCTCTTTCTATTGACACTTGGGATGAGCCTTTATCTCCTTATGCGGCCAACTACCCTCATAATAACGTATATCAAACTCCTAATGGTTTAGTTCAAGAGTTTGACGATACCCCTAATAATGTTAGATATCATCGTTTTCACCCTGCAGGTACATATACTGAAACCGACGCAAATGGTACAGAAGTTCGCAAAATAGTAGGCGATAATTTTTATATTGTGGAGCGCAACGGTTATATTTTTATTGGCGGTGAGGCTAATATCACCGTGTCTGGTAAATGTAATATTATGGTTATGAGCGACTGTAATCTTCAAGTAGAAGGTAAGTTAGATGCAGTAGTAAAGAACGATATTAACTTAACTACATCAGGTAACTTTAATCTCAACGTTAAAGAAACTTTTAAAGTTAGAGCTGATGATTTTGTATTAGAGACTGTAAAGTATAATCATACTAATGTCGGTGAAATGAAAGTTAAGTCTAGCGGTATTAATACACAAGCTGATAATATCGACACAACAGTAGCAGATAACTTTAAACTTACAACTAAAAATCATAATGTAACAGCTAGTGAAAACTCATTTCTAAACGCTGTGGATATTAATAGCACTTCAAGTGGTAAAATAGTACAGCAAGCTTCTGGTAAAATATCTTTAAATTCTAGTGATGTTGTATTAGGTAACGGCGGTACTGTTAATATTAATGCAGGCTCTTTGAAAGCAACTACAACTGCTAAAGAAACACAAGGCGGTAATTTCTACCCCGTATCTACTTCTGGGCCTGCATCCCCAGACAGTGCTACAGCTGCTTCTGGTGCAGTAGCAGTTGATCCTGCACTAACAGGCTTTGTAATACCTGCTGATAGATCCAACCCTGATAGAACTCCTAGACCTGCTCTACCTCAAGTATCTAATAGAGTTGTACGTGCAGGTATTGAGAATGACGATGGTAATAGATCTAGTGTACCTCTCTACCCTGGTTATAGCTCTTCAGCTCCTTATACTAACAGCTCACAGCAGTTTATCGCACCATCCGGTCTTTCTCCGTTACCCACTTTATCCCCTACTGGTTCAGATAATGATTATTCTAGCGAAACAAGATTTACCGGACAAGAACAGCTAACAAAATACATTAAGCTTAGAGATGTATCTACTAATGCAGTATTTGGTCATATGGTAAGATCACAAGCTGGTATAACAGCAGGTCAGATAGTAACCAACCTACAGCATCTAAGCTTAAATGTTTTGGATCGCATCGTAGAAAAATACGGAAGAGGCTCGTTCATAATTACATCTGGATTTAGACCAGAAGCACAAGCTAG